TCCTTTAAGTTGCAATTCAGTAAATTTACTCATTGCTAGCATATCATAGTCAACGTTTAGATTTTCTAAGTATCCTTGTGTTAGTGCAATATAATTTAAGTCTCTTAAAAGATAGTATCTAGTATCGGCCCAGTTTAAAACATACTCATCCGACATCATGTCTGAAGTATAAATATTGCCGCTGGTGTGCCAACCACCGTCTTTGTATCTATCTTCTCTTGAAACACTGGACCACATAATCATTATCAAATCGTCTTTAGTAAACTTATGTTTTAAGTTTGCTTCTGTAATAGCACATGCAATGTACTGATTTCCTGCGCCTGATCTACCGTAGTTATGATGTGTTTCGTAGCACTGCCCTATTAAATCTGCCCATGTAGGCCACATGTACTGTGTCATGCTACAACCAAATGTAAACAATCTGTTGTATTTTTCCAATTTTAGTTTACTGATCTGGCTCATTTAAATCTCCTATTTGATAACTTTCGGCGTATTCGCTAGTGTCGCAATTTGCATGATTACACATTTTAATTTTTTCTTCGGAGCTCATCTTTTGCCAATCTTCTTCTAGCTTCCATTTTTGAGAAATAAACTGCTTGGGATTATTTAATTTTATAATATTAGGTCTAGCAATTAACCCTTGAAACCATGATATTTCGAAAGGAGAAACTCCATGCATTAATGCAAATTTGTGCATTCCTATATGATTTCCTTCGTCGCCTGGATCATGCATAAGTCTAGTATTCATTAATTGATGAGCGCCAACACCTGATAAGAAACAGTGATCTCCTAATCCACTTACATTATAAGGTTTTCTCGAGTCATATTGTCCGCTTGTATCCGTCGATCCAAATTCATTTGAACAAGGTACTAGTACATCATTAGTTTTAAATAATGCAACATCAAATCTACTTTCAATAATAAATTTATAATCTTTTTTATTATAATACTGCTGATGTATACGCTCTTTAGAAAGTTCTGCAGACATTATAACAGGGCCATGCCACGGATCGTAGTCTTCTTCAGTTCTAGGAAATACTAAAAATTTTTTTAATGAGCGACCTGCAAAATCTTTTTTCAGTCGCTTGATTTTTTTATTTGTATATTCCCAAGTAGCAACATAAAAATCTACTTCGTACGGTAAGCTATCAAAGAACTCAAAATTAACTTCTTTAATTAAATCCCATACGCGAATATGTCCTCTTAAAAATACTGCAATCTTATCCATACATAATCCATTCTAATTCTGGAAACGTTTCTGCAAAATTTCTACCTCGTTTTTCATCATAATGTAAGTTATGCTGGATGAAAGTTTCTTTAAGTTGTTCGTTATAATTAGATTTTTTAATATACTGTATAACTTTCTCTAATTCTAATTGTACACCGGTATTAAAAGGTTGATAGTCCATAAGTTTTTTCAAAAGTAGATTTTTAAAACTGTCATCTAAAACATCTGCACTATAGTAGTCTGGATTTATAATGGTGTAGAAAAAGGGAGAATAGTTATTTCCGAATATAGATTTCATTTCGTCTAAAAATTCAGGAATAGTAAACAGATTAAATGCACTTATTACAGAACCAGTATGAAGTTGCACATGCGGTGTAGCTTCCTTTACTGTTAACAAGTTACTCTTAACCGTATCCCAATTAGTTCCCTCTCTAATATATTCAGCACGATCTCCATAACTATCAATACTAGCGTGAACTTTTACATTTTTAAACTTCTTCCACAAATCTAATATGTTTTTGTTTTTATAAGTTAGTTTACTTAGGTTTGTATTGTAATCTAATAGTACATCAGTCTTATTATTGTCAATTAGATACTCTAGTATTTCGTAGTGCTTATCTGTTAATAACGGTTCGCCGCCTGCAAAATAAAATGTTTCTATATTTTTAAAGTAAGGTTCAAACTGATCATATAATATATCGTTGCTGTTGCCTCCGGCAAAAATATAAATGTTATCTAGTCCATCTTCCTTGGCCCAAGAACTGCTATAGGTATGGCTACAACTCCTGCATTTGAAATTGCATATATTACTCCAACGAACATCAAAATGTCTAAGATGCATTTCGTCTAACGATCCGTCTTCATTTGTCAAATCTGCTAGATGGATATGTTGATTGTATCTATCATTAACATTTTGTCGTGTACTCAACAATCCTTTTTCTTCGTTTGAATAGCAACCCTTACATTCACTACATTTTTTCCCGTCTAGCATATTAAGACGCATATTCTTATACTGTTCGCTGTTCCATACTTCCTTAATAGTATGTGTACGAACATTTCCCATGTGCTGATGGTGATCTGCAACACAACAGGGTAATGCACTTCCGTCTGGGTTTACATACAGATGTATCCACGGATAAATGCAAAATGTATCAGAGGGTACTGCACTCAAAGTAAAACTCCTCTAGTTCTGGAAACGTATCAATAAAATCTGTTCCTCTGCGTCTATCGTATTCTGTAAACCAATTAAAGAAATCTTTTCTTCCTTCAATTAACCTATCGTTTGTGTAATGTGTATTACTCATATAATCAACTACCCTGCGAAACTTTTCGTATTCAAGTTCACTAAATTTAGTTCTATCCTTGTCATCCATATTATCTTTAATAAAACTAAGATGTTGATACATAAACGGCATAAATTGATCTTTGGGAAGTATGTTCATATCGTACTGTAATGGTTCTTTTAAATAAGGTGTATCAAATCTAATTCGTTGCCATTTGGTTTGATCGTTACTATTATATTTAATACGCCATTCTAACATTTTTTTTAACAAACTATTAAAGTTAGTTACTGTTAGTACATTAAAAGTTATCATGAATGTAAGAGGCATGTTTGTTTTATTCATGTAGATATCTAAATTTTTCTCCCACACTTCTAAATCCAACCCAGTACGAATGTATTCTGCTTGCGATCCCCAAGTATCCATGCTTGTAAATACTTTAAAGTCCTTGATACAACCTTTACTTACTAAACTATTCACTTTGTCAGCAAACCGCTCTACAAGAACTGACTTGATACCTAAGTTAGTATTAATATTAAGTTCTAAATTCGGACAAGGATTCTTTTCGAGTTCGTCGAACATTTTCCATGTGCTTTGTTGCAGTAAAGGTTCACCACCAGTAATACGCAAAATAGTTAATGTTTTACGTAATTCGGGCCACCATTTCCACCAAGCCGCTACATAGGGATTAGTTTCTTCGTCTTTGTGAATAGTAAACCAATCAATATCATTCCTATGGTTATTAACCATATCATATGGTCCGTGTTGTTCTATTTCTTTATAGTAACTACTCGAATGTTTAGGATGGCAGTAACCGCATTTAAAATTACACTCGTTACCAAAACTAACTTCGACATATTGCGGATTAACGTCAAGCATAGGATCTTCTTTAATAGCAGAAAACCGTTCCGGAGTATAGATACTGGCGTTACGTTCTTTTCGATCACTAATATAATCTTTACCCATACATTCAATATTCCAGCAGTACTGACAACCACTTGGTTTTTCACCTTCGATCATTTGTTGTCGTTCAGACTTTTTTTGCGGTGTATTATGTAACTGGCTCGGATTATCACTTAATCCTTCAAGCGGAATTTTATGAGGAGCTGGGTGATAACAACTGTGAGTTTCGCCTGTTCCTAAGTAGATAGTTGTGTGATGCCACTTGGCTAAACAGAAAGTCGGCGATACTTCATCCATAATAGGAATAAATTGTTGTATCCTAGATTTGTCTTGCATTAAATTGCTCCGTTAACCATTCAAAATTGTTTATCTTATTAAGGGCGTTTATATCATTACTATTATCTAGTCCGTATTTACGGCCCGCTCGTGCACCAGTAATTGCATAATCGCCAAATTTCCTGTCTCTACCCGAAGCCGAACACCATGCAGATAAACGTTTGTCAGTTTCATCCGTTTTTTGTCCATGAATTGATCTACTTGCAAGTTTACAACATTCTCTAAATGCACTTTTCCATGTGTTAAATTCGTCTACGTTAAATTGATTAATGTTGCTAACTGTATCTATTGATTTAAACTGGCTACTAATACTTGTTGTCATATCAACTGAATTAGTATCCATCTGTAATGTAAGATTTCTGGGTAAAAGTTTTACGCCGCCATTGCCATATTCTAAATCGTTTATTGGATTACGACTTCTCCACACATGTACTGTATTTTTACTATAGAAATCAAAATAAGGAATATAATAATCAAAAGAAAAATCATCTAATATTTTTGCATCAGCGTCAACAACAAAAAACATATCAGTAGTACACAAATTTGCGGCGGCGATGTGTGCCTGGTGTATGCCTTTTACACCGTCAACTCTTTTTGCTCTAGGGAAACGTTCTACTAATCTATTGTAATTTTCATCTGCGTTTTTTTCGTTATAACTAATAAACACAATATCGTACTGTTGCGGAGTGCTTGATACTACATCAATTTCTTTTTTTACAGTTAGCCACCTGTAGTCAAATTCTCGCTGAATTAATCTATGTTTTTTAGATACTAACATTATTCCATCTTTATAAGAACCGTTTTTAAAGATGTGAGGATACTTCTCATCCCATTCAGTAACCTCATACGTAAAATCAAAATCGTCTGCAAGATTACAGTGGTCCCACACTATCCAAAAGAATTTAGTAAGGCTTTTTTTAGCTAATTCTTGAAAAGAAGTTGCTCGAGACAGTTGAGCCTGAGGGAAACGATTTTTAATATGGTTCCATTTATACAGTTGGGTGTCATTATTACAAACAAAGATTATATCATACATATTTTTGCCTATAATAAGTCCTACCTAAGTTAATAGATTCGTTATATAGATCTAAAATATACTTGCTTTGTGATGGGTTAAAATTCGGCCAATCAAATCCTAATGTGTTTTTGATTTCATCTCCGTAATAATGTATTCTGTCATGGATATCATCAACTGAAGTGTCATTAAATAATTGTGTTAGATAATCAAAATCACGTACCTGTACATAGTCCCAATCTGTACAGTTAGTCATATATGTGCCTTGGCGGGCACCTAATATAGCCCACATACCATTTTCAGTATGAGCTCCGACTGTACTCCACATACGCAATCTGTGTATATTGTGCCACCAAATTCGTTTCGATATTTCTTGTGGCGGAACTTTAACACCATCTAAGAGTGTCATTTTGACACCTTCTCTAAAACCAGCTCGCCACGCTAGAAAGGGAGAAGGATTAATAATAGCATCACTGTATACTTGTGGGAAGTTTTTATATCCATCTTCCCAACAAAAATCTACCTGTGCATTTTTTGATTCTGCTTCTTCGTGGGTTTTCATGTTAAGCACAAAATCACGGTTCCATAATTTTAATCCGCCATTGCCGTACATTAAACCGTTTACATTATTTCTGCCGCACCAACTATAAACTTGAATTGTAGGATCTGATATATCAATATCTAGGTCGAAAAATTCAGGATATACTAAATTATCAGCGTCAACTGTAATAAAAAATTCAGTCTGGCTTTGCTGGGCCGCGGCTTTATGAGCGGCGTCTGAACCTTTTACTCCGTGTATCCGTTGTGCCCACGGAACCTTATTACATAGATCTGCATAATTTAAGTCTGCATGCGGTTCATCGTAACTAAGGAAAAATATATCAAATTCTACAGTTCTCATCTAACCTCTAATACATAATCTTTTAGAAGTCTACGAGTATAAACACTAAAACTATCAGGAAGTTTAATATCTTTTACTACTTTTGCATTATTAACTAAATCATGCAGTTTGACTTCTACTATACTATGTATTATATGCGGATCATTGTAATTTGTCAACATAAATTTTAATGTAGTTTCGCCATCCCATACCATTTTTCTTTCAGGTACAGGTTGAAATTTTTCCGGAAGAACATGTGTTCCGCCCAATGCTTCAGTTAATTCGACTACAAGTTCGTTGCTAGATCTATTGTAAGTAAGATAAATGTCTGGAGATTCGACTTCAGTCCATTCTTTGGTAATTACTCTGTGAAGCATATCATCAATTTTGTACAGTTTTTCAACTTGTGAAATTTCAACACTGCCGGTTTTAATATCTACATAACATTTTGCAATATGTATAGACCCGCTGATTATTTCTTCAGCTAATTCTTTAGAAAGTTCAATACAACTGTCATCATCGTTAAAGATATGATCAGGACCAACTTTCGTTAGCTGTCCTGTTTCATTAAATGATGCCAAATAAATAGTTTCAGGAACTTCGAAAGTTTTAAACCATTCGTCAAAATCTGGTAATTCTACTTTTTCCATAAAAGCTCCTCTAGTATATTAATTACTTCTAAGTTAATTTTATCTTTTTCAACATAATGAACAATGTCTGTTTGTGCATAATTGCCGATTTTTAAATTAGCATTTACATCAAAGTAAAAACCAACATGATCGCTAACTAAATCTGCAGGGTATGGCCAATCTTGGACCATGCCTTTCATATGAACTACTTTTGGAAACTCCAAAGGATATGCTATTTCATCTTTGATGTCTAAGATTTTACAAGCAAGTGCAAACGCTTCGTCAGTTCCTACAATTTTTGGTTTGTATGAGCTAAGAAAATTATTACTAAACTCGTTAGGGTTATTAATTATGGCACGTTGCAAATTAAAAAACTCAGTTGCTAGCTCGCTGTCTTTAGCAAAAAATGTAAAAAAAGAATAAAGATTGGGCAACCTATTTGCAGTAAAAGTTTTTCGGTAATGATCTGAAGATACTTCTGTTCCTCTATAAGTATAAGCATTGTTTGCAACATAAAGTTCACAGTTTTTAATAAAGTATTCTACTTGATGACTATAATCTCTAAAAAATAACATATCTGCATCTAAACAGATTGTATGATCCCATGGACTGTGCTGATCCATAAACGACCGTGTATCCCAACCATCAGGACCTTGCCATTCAATTACTTCGTCAAATACCCACGGACTATTAAATTGCGTGAGTTTTTGTTTGTTGTCTATAACAATAGCAACTTTGTCAAACCCTTCTTTCTGCGTGTTTTTAATACTTAATGCAAGTGCATATGCACACAAAGAATATTGCAGGTCGTCGCCGTTGACAAAAATTAAATAACCAAAGTTCATATCAACTCCATAAGTTTTTCTATATTTCGTTCAACACTAGACTTATTCATGATATGTACATCTCGGTCTTTAATTGTAGCAACGCAGTAGTTAGTATCGTGTTGAGGACTAACTAAAAATACTAGTTTTTCGTCTTTTACATCATATAATAAATCTTTATTAGGAACACTCAGTACACCTGGCAAATAATGATTAGGGGTTTTTTCAAAACCGTTTAATATATGATATGCTACACTAAAAGAAATATCATTGCGATACATTCTAGGATCATATCTAAATAAGTCAGCAAATGTGCTGTAGTTTTGACGAATGTATTCTACTAAATCAAAAAACATTTTAGTATATTCATTTTTTGTAAACATTACAGTAGTTGCCCACAATAGTTCAACACTTTCAGGACTTACAAAATTATCTAAGTATCCAGTTCTCGATTTACTGTAGATATCATTATATTTTTCTGCAATTAATAAATCAGAATCAACATCCCAGTACGAATTTAAATTATCACTCAATGTAAAATAATCACAGTCGAGTAACAATGTTCTTTCGTAAGGAGTTACTTGCCATGCACTAGGACGGTTAATGTTATTCCACTGGGTTACTACTTTTTCTTTACCATCACTGTGTGTTCGCATAACACCCGATTCGGGACGATCTACTAAGATAATTTGTTCAAACACATCTTGAGCTTTTTCAAATGTACCCGATTCTTTCATCCAATTTTGTGTCGACATATCAGTCACTAGTGTCACAGGAACTTGCAAGTGTTTCTTGGCTAATCCGCCAGAGACTATTGCCATCTTTGCGTAATCAATTTCGCGAGTGTTATGCGCAAATATTAATGCACCCTTTTTCATAGATCTAAAAGTTTTTCCGTTGTTCTGCTTTGTTTTAGTTTTTGGTATTCTGAATGATACTCGAGCGTACTAGTAAAATATCTATCAAAAATTTCTTCTTTGAAATCTAATAGATTTTCAATTAAGATTGGATTATCATTAACATCTAGTACAACAACGCCGTCGGTGCGTTCTTGAGAAATTAGCATATCAACAAATGTTAATAGCGTTCTATCAATTTTAAAAATGCCGCCGTTGAACCCGTAGGTTAGTTTTGCATCAACCTTTTCTTTTAAAACTTTACGCTGAATAGAAAAAGATTGACGAAAATTTGAAAATTCTAATGCTTTTTTGAATACGTCTTCCATAATAACTCCTTTGTGAATAACACAAAATATTTAGCAGAAGTTATTTTAGATTTGGTTTATTGTGAATTATGCTTGTGGAGCTATATTACCAGCGGAAAAAGAAGTCGGCGTGTCTACTGTAAATGTACCTGCACTAGCCGGAACTAATAATCCAGAGGCATAATATGCAACTACGTCATATCGTAAAGTACCATCAACCTTGTCTGGTCCTTCTTCGACAACGTCAGAGGGGATCGGCGTTGGCGATGATCCGGGGATACCTTGCGGATCGTGATCGTCATTCCATCTTAATTGTAATTCTAATCTACGTGCTGATCCATTACTGTTATCAGCAACATCTGAACTTGCATAAATTTCAAATTCGTTATCGCCATACGGACTAGATCCTGATAGTGTGTAAATTTTTTGTAAGGTATTTGAAAGCCTAAACCAATTTTTTCCGTTATTAGGGTTTAATCCAGTACTTGGAGTAGATGCTGAAAATCTAAATGCACCAACATTGTTAAGTAAGGTAGTCCAATCAGAGTTTTGTGGTGATATAGTTCCGCCGGTTCTAGATGACGTAATTTCAAAGAAGCCGCCAGCATTAAAAAAGTGTCGAGCTTGTTCGGCTGTTGGCCATGTACAAACTATAGTTGCTTGTAAGCCTCGTACTTGTGTTTGTTCGTTGCCGGTGTAACCCCAAGCCTGAGTGTAGTCGTCGCCACCGATGTTTAGACTCGCTCGTTGGCCACTCGGCACCAATGTTAATCGGTTGTTTCGAATATCATTTACAACAGAGTTCCAATATGTTACCGGTTCATCGGCAGCATTAAATCTTACAGTGTCGCCGGCTGCTTTTTCATCAACTCCGGTTGGATATTGATTCTCAATATGTCTATAAGCGTTAATGATATCGTATCGCAGAGCACTATATTCATTAATAGTAATTCTATCAGAAACTGTTACTTGGTTACTTAATACTCGCTGTCCGTAACCAAAGTCGTTGCCGCCGGTTCCGAGAACCTCTTCGATACCAGATTGGATGGAATTGTACTCATCTACTGTTATTTTATCATGTACTGCCATAAAATTTAGTCTCCAACGTATTTATGTTGCAGTAATAACAGGGGTTGAATAACTTGGTGATGCAATTGTAAAGTTTCCTGCTTGTGGCTGAGGTTGTAATAAACCCGATGCTTTAATTTCTTCAAAAGTGATAGAAAGAGTTCCGTCAACAACTCCATCATTAGGATTTTCGTCTGCTGGAAATCCTTCGCCTAAATCAGGATCAACATACGCATCAGCTAATCTAACACGTAAAGAAATAATATTCGGATTATCTTCATCGTTTACTTTTGCTTCGATATATAATCCATTAACTGCATAAGGACTAGAAGCATTAGCAACTTTAACTATTTGATAATCAGTAGTAAGGTCATAAAAGTTAAGGGGATTGCCATCTATTGATGCGCCGAACTCTATCTGTCCAGTATTACTAAGCAACGTTGCCCACTGATTAGTTTGAGGAGTTTCAGAGTGTCCAGTTAAACTTGGTGTTATTCTAATTTTGCCGCCGCTGTTATAAAAATATCTTGCACTATTAGAATCTGCAAACGTACAAGTTAATACAGTTGACGCTTCATCTGTCCAATCATTTGAATATGTAGCTGTGTCAATTACTGATGTAGATAATTGTCCTGGCGCAATGCTAAATCTACTAGTTGTAGCATTATTAATGATCGTATCGTATTGGCTAATTGGATCGCCGGCGCCATCATCAATAATTGTTCCAGGTTGTACTACTACTGCACCGGGTGTTTGTCCAGTTTGGTGAATCCATATACTTACAATATCAAATCTTAAACCATCAAACTGCGCTTTTGTGATAACATCACCTGAATTTACCGACTGACTAAAAACATTTTGTCCGTATCCTCGAGAACCTGCGCCGACACCTAGTATACTACTAATTTTTGTGCGTAGTGCATTAAATCCGCCTGATGTAATATCTGCCATTATAAAATTACCGCTTCGACCATTGTTACTGATTCGCTATCACTGTCTTCTAGTGCAACAGCTATAACATGACTTGTTTTTCCAACAGTTGCATAACCGTTGCCGCCAGCGATAAGCGTATCGCCTTTTTTAACTTTTCCGCCGACTTTTACTGGGACTCTTCCTTTAAGTGCTATGTATGTGCCGCCTTCTAAATCTTTATTCATCATAAATGCAGGGTTTTCTGACACAACACCAATTGCATGCGAACCTGCGGAGCATGCAGTAACTTCAGCTTCTCCGCCTACCATTACTACTGTTCCAATTTCGTACTCTTTATCTGTTAAATATTTTTCAGCTAAATCAGCGTATCTTGCCGCTGTTGCTGTTCCTTGGAACAGATTGGCACTAATATCTCCTGCTCCGTCTCTGGCTGCAATTGTATTCGGCGTAGCCGTTGTCATTGCTGTTCTGTAGTCAGGATCAGTATCAGTTGCACTGTTATCAATTTTTAATCTGTTTGCTAGTGTAGATTGTCCATCAAATAATACAGCTGAAAGTGTACCGCTAGTGTCTCTAATTGGAATACTCTGAGTGTTTGAAATATGTGTTAAACTGCTAACAACACCATTTAACGAGCTAGCGTTTGATGCTGTACCACTAAGTGTTCCAGTTACTAGCCCTGAAACGTTGCCGTTAAACGTACCAAAGAATTCTTTAGTAGTAGCATTTACCATAGTACTCGAATCTGTTGCTTTGACATCACCAGTATGATTACCTGTAGTGTTACCAGTAACATTACCAACTAACGACGAAGTTACGGTATTTGCATACACATTATCCCACTTAAACGCAGACGATCCTAAGTTATAAATCGAGTCTGATCCAGGATATATGCCTTCTTCTTGTACTTGTGAAATTAATGTACTAGCACCTTGGCCTTCGTCAACTTTAATATGCCATTTAATTGGAGTTCCTGTTTTTGACTCCATTATAATACTAGTATTATCATCGCCGATGTATGCGGCAAAATGGGGTTGCGAGCCTAGTGTAAATCCAACATTTTCAAATCCAATAACACCTTCGAAGTTAGTATTTCCCTTTTGATATAAATCATCAACACCTATACCGCCGACTTTTAATGCATTTGAAGCAGTTCCCCAAAATACATAGTCTTCCGAAATGCCAGTTTGACTTTCTGCAAGTGTAATACCTTGTTTGATTGGACCAAACCCTTGAATAGGATTAATAGAGTTGTTTAGTGTAAACTCTGATTGAGAAATGGTTGCAACAACTGTGCCACCGGCAGTCATTTTTAAAATAGCGTAATTAGCATTATCAGTGCCTTTAACAACTTGCGCACTTACATTACTAGCACCTAAATCCGGCGATGCTTCAGGTCCTACAAGGATAAATTCTGTACCAGACCAGGCGTATAATTGTTTGGCACTCGAATCCCACCATAGTTCCCCAGCTGATAAGTTCGAAGGAGCAATATCAACTGATAACGCACCCGACGCAACTTTCCATTGGGCGCCATCATAAAATTTTAGTTTCTTTTCTCCGCTATCAAACCAAAGCTGTCCGCTAATTGCCTTAGGGGGTGCTGTAGTATTTGCAAAGTTTTCAAGCAAATGTAAGAAGTTTTCGTTTTGTACTTCCCCATAGCCTGCATAGTTTTTACCAACAAATCTAAGATCAGTTGTAGTATCGATTGTACCATCTTCAACTGATGTTAAAAACGTTCCATTAAATTTATCTACTTTATACGCCATTATTGTCCTCGCTCGGTATTAGTATTTATCGCTATTCAACAATACTTTCAGATATAGTCTGACGCTGTTGTTCGAGCGATAGATATTCTGCTTCTGTGAGTGTTGTCGTAATGTTTAATGCCTTTTCTCTGATGTGTCTTAGAACTTTCCAATCTGTATTATTTAAAAATTCTCTTGCTGTACCGTTAGCATCAACTTGTGCTTGCGCATCAATTTCGCTTTGAGGTAACGATTGTACATTTTCATCACCTATATTATAGTAGTGTGTTCCATCATAAATTTGTTGAGCTTCTGTATCAGTAATTGTTCTAACAACAATATTTCCTGGTACATTAGGCTCGTAGTTTAAAATAGATGTAACTTCGTTGTTTTCAATACAAACGTAATGTGCCATTATGAACTCCATACTGCAAAGTAGTTACCCTGCGGTTTACCGTTTTGTTCAGTGTTCTGAACCCATACTCGGATACGATCCGATCTAATTTCATACTCATTTCTTAATCTATCATTGCCATCAACTCCGCCGGCATAATAAATTCTTTTTATACTAGGAATAAATGCAACTAAGTTACTCATAGTCTTGCCGCTCGGTGGAAACACATCGTAAAAGTTTCGACTGTTGTTAAAACTTCCTACTTGGTTAGTATAACTAGATGGTTTACCAACCCCGTAAGTAAAGCTATAATCTGTCGAAGTAGCTGAATCAACATACTGCTTTGTTGCCGCATGCAAATTGCTTGTTGGATTAGCATGTAATGTTAAAAATCCACTCATACTATCGCCGGTTTTGTCAACGTTACCTGATGCCGTGCCGTTAATATTAGGTACTGTTAATGTATTTGAGCCTGGATTAAAAGTAAAGGCGCCATTGTCTACTTGCAATCTTTTATATCCGTTGCCGTTTCCGATTGTATCTAAAAACGCAACATTATAGATATTGTTGTCATCCTCAGATTCATCAACATATACAGTCGATGCTTGAGATGCAACTCCAGTTAATGACGCGGTTATTGTTCCGGCACTAAAATCTCCACTAGCATCTCTTGCAACAACTTTATTTGCTACGTTTGAAGTACTAGCATCTACAGAGATAACTGAAGGATTAGTTCCGGTATAGTCATTCCCTGTTAAGTAGTCTCCGATCTCTAATGATTCGAAAGAAATAAGACCCCAATAAGGTGCTCCGGTCCCTGCACTCTTTAGTACATAACCCGGTGTTCCTGTTGCAACAAAATCAGTATCGCCTGTACTTACTTGATACGGTATTCCGCCAGCAACGCCGCCTGCAACATTAGTTGCCGAAGTTGCGAGAGTTGCGGTATTTGCATGTCCTGTTAAATTTCCTGTAAACTCTGACGAGTAAATATTTTTAAATCTATTTGAGCTTGCGCCAATTTCAACTAAATTGTCAGTCGAAGGAATTAATGCGCCGCCGCCGCCGAATCCAGATCTTACACTTTCGGGAGGCGCAAGCAGTCTTAGTTCAGTTATATCACCTGCTTCTTGTGATTTTATATTTAAACTTTTATTAACTGAGATTGTTCCACTATTTGCAGTCGATTCAAATGTTAAGTTATCGGATATACTAATTTGTCCTGACCCTGATACATTTAAGAATCGTAATGTACCAACTAATTCTAAACTACTATTAACAACATTATTTGCAAGAGTATCTGTAGTTAGTGTGTTTGCAGGTGCCGGTATGTTAACATCTGACGAACCGTCAAACACTATACCATTAATCAACGGAGCATCTCTCAATCTTGATGCAGTGTCGGCATTTCCTCTAAGTACTGGTCCTATAACAGAGTTTGCAGTTATTTGATCAAATGTACTATTTCCTGCGGTAGCAGTTACATTGCCGGTTAAGTCTCCAGTGAAACTAGCAGTAATATTTCCAGCTCTAAATCCACCAGCTGAATCTCTAGCTACTACTTTGCCAATAACATTATTCGGAGTTGCGTCTACACTCCACGTTTCTCTAGCACTTCCATCAAAGTTCGAACCAGAAATATAATCGCCTACGACTAACGAATTAGTAGTTGAAGCCTTAATTGTAATATCTTGGCTTCCATTAAATCCTGTTCCATTAATTAATCTAGTAGTTGCTAAAAGTGTTGCTTTGTCAGCTGTTCCTTTTAACGTTCCTCTAAATTCTGACACATCCGAAACTGTGATGCCGTGGCTGATCGTATTAAAGTTTTCTAACGGAGTTTCATTTTGATTTATTTCAAAACCGCCATTACTTATAACTGCAATCGGTTCGCTGTTTGCATACAAAATTACTACTGGAAATCTTAAAGAGTTTGTAGCAGTTAATACTGAACTAACTGCTCGTGTAGTAGTTGATCTAAATTGGGGATCTTGCGGATCATCTGGCCCTACAAGTATCCACTCAGTTCCAGTAAATACATGTAATGTATTATATGTACTGTTTAGCCAAAAACTTCCTGTTGGAGCATTCTCAGGAGCAGTTTCGGTTCTAGCCGAGCTTCCAACTGTTTGCCAATTTTCGCCATCGTAACTGTAAACATTTTTATCTTGAGTATTATAAAACAACTGGCCTACAATAGGTCTCGATGGTTCGCTATCGTTAGCAAAGTTTTCTAGAAGAAACAGGAAGTTTTCGTTTTGTACTTCACCATATCCAACATAGTTCCTACCAATAAATTTTAAATTAGTAGTACTATCAAGGGTAGCATCGTCTAACTGTATAAACTCTGTACCATCTGTTTTATTAATTATATAAGCCATTCAATGCTCCTAGTGATCCTTATGGCGGTAATACGACATCTCTAACAAATGTCCATAAACCTGAAATTAGTTGAAACTCTTTAACAATACGTGTTACTGTAATTGATGGTGCAGGAACAGTAGCATCTGTTATACCAACACTAGTTACAGCATTAGCAGTACCCGACGGTGTATTGAATTCAGATGTAGTAACGTTAATTAACGGATCAATTGCTAAACTTACTGTATTGTTACTAATAAGAGTGACCAAAATTCTTGCCGTTACGCCGTTTCGGTATTCATCCGGTGGTGCAATGTTAGGTAAAATATTACCAGTAATATAACTGTTCGGCTTACCGTCTGATAAATCCATACTAAATGCAAGATTTCTCAATTCAACTGTATTATCTACATATTCTCTTGTTGCCGCATCTTGAGCACCAGATGGTCCTGATGCAGGATCAGCCAACCCTACTATTCTCGGACTATTGATTAGAGAGATATTGCCGCTTCCATCTGGAGCTAACTCAATATCGTCATTAGAACTTAGTGTACTAATTCTATTATCTTCTAAACGCATTTGAGCTACAGGTGGAAGACCTGGTCCTATATTAACAACATTCTGTGTACCAAATGCTGTTACACCAGGAATACTTGTAATACCAGTGCCTAAACTGTTTCCGTTTAGTACAGTAACTCCGCCAATTTTAAATTCTTTTCCCGAAGATAAGTTAATATGATCCGAACTCGTCCATGCCTGGCTTGCTAACTCTGGCAGGCCGTCTGCGGCTGCTTCTTGAGTATCTGCCCATAACAATACGTGGTTAGTTGTTCCTCTTAAAATAATGCCGCCTTTTGAAGCGGCAGCGTCTGTTGCAACGCCACTGCTCGGAACTGCGAGTTCGATATTCTTGTCTTCGATTGTAAGAGTTTCTGCTTCAACTGTTACAGTGTCCCCTTCAACTGTTAAATCGCCTTTTACTAAAAGGTCACCGCCGACGGTTACTGAACTGCCTAGTTGATCTACAAACATCTCAACTGTTCGATTTGTTGGATCAATAGCAAACGCTTCCTCTTGTGCTAACCCTTTACGTACTGATAGTTTAATTTTTCTATTTTCAGCAGTATTTGATAGAACAACATCACCGTTAGCAATACTCAGCTGTCCTTGGTCAGCGTTACCAAAAATCATTCCTAAGTTTGTCGTTAAACGTACTTGTCCGTTAATATCGTTTGCTTGATCTTTTCTAACATACGTTGTTGCAGGAATATTGCCCAACTGTTCTGAATTTGTTGATGTAACATCAAATTTAATACCGTCCAATGTGCCAGCATTAAAACCCGGAATAATCGAACCGGCAAATCCATCAATTGATTCTTTAGGAGTAAACGTATCCTTACTAAAAATACCTAACAAAATTCCGTTTGTAAAAAACTTCGTAATAACTCGAGTTTGGTTTAAGTTATCGAGAATACTTACAACTTCAATACCACTTTTTAATTGATCGTCTGCATAATCAGGTCCTAGCAAAATAGTATTTGTACCGTCGAAAAAGTACAACTGTTTATCAGCATCGTTAAACCATAAATCGCCTACGCCTAAGTTCAGTGGCTGAGCGTTTGCAATAGTGGCGGAACTAACAGGAATGAAGCCAGTACCGCTATACACTTTTAACTTAGTTTCAGTTCTGTCAAACCAAATTTGACCTGCAATAGGACTAGTCGGTTCAGTAGTACTTGAAAAGTTTTCTAATAGTTTAACAAAGTTTTCATTAAGTGCTTCGCCAAATCCGCTATAATTTTTTCCTATTAAAGTAATGTCAGTTGATACATCGTCAATTTGACCATCTGCAACTGTTGCAACAATAGTCCCGTCTGTTTTATTAACTTGATATGCCATATTATAAAATCTCCGTAGTAAACTTTGACGGTCCAGATCGAATAATGTAATTCACTGTTAGGAAAGGATTCATAATACCTACCGGTTGTCCTAGTTCAAATTCATTGCTTGGTACTTTAACAGGGCCTGCTTCAGTAATATACTGTGCTTGTCCTGGGTTAGTTGGACCAAGTCCCGGTTCGCCCGGCGGAACAATCGCACTGTCAATTCTAACAGCCGAATACTGTGTGTTATTGTTTGATAAATCGTGTGTGTGTTCGGGTAAGTTTCCTAATGTTAGTCCTACCGAACTCTGTCCGCTTGATGCTGCCAATGTTGTTGCTTCTGTGCCTTCAACTCTAGCAGGTGATGGAACGCCGCCGCCGGCATTTACAAATGCTCCAGTATTATTAGGAACTAATGTACTATTGTTCATATTATGTCTACCGAGTGCATTTCTGCCTCGCATGTCTGGTAGTCTAAAAGTAGTTCCCGGTGTTCCGACTAGCGGTGCTGATCCGTTATAAAGTGTACCGATAACATCGTACAAGTCCGGAAATTTAACACGTTCTTGTTCACTACCATCGCATAACAAATAACCGTCTGGAACATTTTGTCCAGCAAATGGAAGTAATGTACCGATTGGAACTCCTAAATCTGCGACAAATTGATCTCTATCCATTCGAAGCAATCCTGAAGCTTCGCCAAGTTCCGTTGAAGGTCGATAAATTAATATGCTATCAGTAGACTCGCCTACATCTGGTGTGCCTCTAGATTTTCCTTTAATAATATTTGCAGTAAGTTCTGTAGAAAATTCTTTTTGTAAACCGTCAATTTGGCCGTCAAATTTTATTGTGTTTGATTCAACATCGCCACTTAATCTAAATGTAGTTACTGATTTTAAGTTTGTTGAAGTATTTGCATTACCGGTAATATTACCATTAATAGTTCCTTCGAACTCGTCTGCTATTACTTTCTTAGAGTAAACTGTTTTCCATCTGTTAGTCGGGCTTCCAAGATCAGATACGTTATTGTCTGTTGGAGTTACAGTATTAACTACTGTAGATCCTGCTACTCGCAAGTTTTGACCTACACGTAATGTTTTAACAATAGAAACTCCGCCTTGAGTAACAATACTTCCGCTTTCAGCATTAATTGAATCTGTATCATCTAAAATAACAACGTTTCCAGTAATACCAAAATTACCATCTATATCTAATGTAGATTCTGGTGAACTAACATTGATACCCACTTTATCATTGATAACTCTTAATATTGTGCTAGCATTTCCGTTGCGATTTGTTTGCAAATCAATACTACTACCGTCCGACGAATTGTAAATTTTAGCCGACGTTGCCGATGTTGTTATCGAAAAGTTTCCGTCAACGCCTACTGTTAATCCTTTGTTGTTCCTAATATTAATATTTTGTTCAGTAGTGTTTACTGCGTCTGTTCTTAGAAACTTACTAGAAGCAACATTAGTTGATCCTATTTTTAAACTTTCAGCAGTTGTAGCCGTTCCGATTAATTTAGGTAGTGAGCCTCCTTCGAATATGTTAGCAAAGGATGCTTCTTGTCCCGATTGGGGAGTAGCAATGTTAAGTCCTGATAGAATTGTTTCAAATCCCGATAGTGTCAGCTTTGGTCTAAAACTATCTTTTGATACAATCCCGACAATAACATCTGCAATATAAAATAAGATAACATTTCTTTCTACGTTATCACTATCGGTAATAGTTTCTACAGCTGGTCCATATCGTAATCCGTCAATTGAACTTTCGCTTGGTCCAACAAGCAACCATCTAGAACCTGTAAAAATTCTTAGTTGCTGATTAGTTGTGTCTACCCAAAGCTCGCCAATTTTTGATGTTTCAACTGACGGTTCAGTTGGTCCTTTTTGTATGTTCGATGCCGCTTTCCAATTTGTATTATCAAATAATTGCAATACACCATTAGTAGTATCATACCATAGTTGACCTTCAATAGGGTTAATTGGAGGATTAGCACTTGCAAAATTTTCTAATAAATGTAAGAAGTTCTCGCCGATAATTTGCCCGTACCCTGTGACGTTTCTCCCAGGAAAAGTTAAGCTAGTATCTTGGCTAGAAGTATTATCGTAAACTGTTATTGGAGTTTTGTTTTCACTGTCTGTAAAATTAACTTGATACGGCATACTTATTCCTCACTAAATCCAGTTAAACTTTGGATTCTAATTGTATAATCGATCTGCATCAACCTGTTCAATGACTTTTGTACCGGATGGAATACAACATGTGTCAGTAGCTTGCCGTTGTCATTAGGATCATATGATTTTAGTCCTAACTCGTCAAAAACAAAGTTTCCTTCTAGTGTCGGACTGTTGTCAAATGCTTCTTGATCAATCGGCTCACTGTAGTCAAGTAAGCACGAAATAATAATATCAGTATAGGTTGCACCACTAATATGTCTAATTTGCATTTTGTTTCTTGTAGGATCATTGTTACTAATGTTATTTTGATCTACTACTTTACTATATGTCTGATTATATAAGCTACTGTTAATACCTACCGTGTTAGGTGTTAGATATGTAATAAGTCCAGTTGGGTCAACTGTTGTGCCGCCGGAACCAAACACCATTTCACCAATACTTCCGGTTCCTTGATTTGATAAACTATTGGCCATTGCGACACTCATATTTTCATAGTGAATAGCATTTCTTTTATCTACGTAAACTTCGTCAGTTTCGGGGTCAAATATCTTAATATGACCTTGAAAGTTAACTCCGGATTTTTCATTTACGGGACTTTCGTTTTTAGGTTCGTTTGTGTTTGACATATCTTTCTCTTTGTGTTCCATACTGTATTTATTCGGGTAGCTCAGTAGTCTTTCCTGCAATGAATTTAGCTACTGGTGATTTGTTTTCAATTAGTGTAATTCCGGTAGTTGCTGTGGTATTTCCTTTGTCATACCACGAAATACCAGTTTTCTTTACTACAGTTATTCTTGCGCCTGCCGGTATTACTGTAGTCAATCTAATAAATGCCGATTCGCCGTCTACAGTAAATTCTGGTTCAAGTACTCTGTCAGCATCTGGGCTTAGACTTGCAATATTTTCATCAAATACTGTTAAATCTGCCTTTCGCAATCTAATACCTGCAACAAAAACTTCAATCTCATCACATCTTCCGTGTGTTGACGGAATTGTAGTTTTTGTAATTTCTTGTGTTCCTTTCTTAGGAATATACGGAAGCGGACCAATTAACAGACTACTACCGTCACTCACAAAGTCTTCTCTTACTTGCTCGTCTTTGTACGGAATAACTTCTTGATTACCAACAACACTAAATCCGGTATTCGCAGGATATACTTCTCCTATTGACGTGCTTCCTGTTCCCCTTCTCAAGTTACTTAGTGTATTTCCGTCAATTGCAAAATATTCAATTCTTTCGCCTGCAATATCAATAACTCCAGGTATGTTTCTGGAAGAATTCGGAATCGGTAAGCTAGTGCTGTCATTTACAACAATTGTTTTATCATAATATCTTAACGGTTGTGCTAACTGTAGTTCATCAGCAAGACTGTATCTATTATATTTGTAAATGTTTAACATATCTTTATTGATTTCAAATGCATTTGGTAGGCGGAATATTCTAGATCCAAATGTAATAATTGTTACCTCGTCAGTCGGTAAGCTATCTACTTCGAGATAAACATATCCAGAAGGTAGTGATACTCGATAGTCATTGTCCTGAACTAACTTTTTGCCATTTAGATAAACCCAAACAGCCGATGCTGTTGTAGGTGTAGTCGATATTTTATAGTTAACTTTTCCTGCTTCAAATTTATCAGTTACAAGATCCATAGCTGGATAATCAGAGAACCATGTAGCTCTAATAGTATCTCCTTCAGATATACTAATATTATCGTTCAATGTAATTGTATTGCCGTTAATAGTAAAATCTTTTCTAAGGTCGTTTTCAATTCTAACAATATCGCCATCATTTAATATATCTAGTTCGATAGTAACTGCCTTGTTAACACCACTATATACAAACTCTTCGATAAAAGTTAAAGGATTCCCGTTAACAAATACATTAACATTACTTGTTAAAATACTACCCGACGGTTCTAACGGATCTGTTCCGATGATAAACTGATAAACTTTCTTGCTACTGGTTACAATTCCGTTTATGTCAACTGTTTCCAATATTTCAATATATTGATCACTAACTGTAAATGAGTTTGAATCAATTGTATCAATTCTAGTATCATTAATTTCTAAAAGTATATTAGAAAGTGCGGCGGCTTTCTCTAAAGAAACAAAGTTATCTAAATCAAACGATCTAGTGCTGCCGTCATATACTAATTCTTGAACGTTTGTTTTAACAATCGCCTGTCCCTGACCATACTGCGACGAGCCTACCGCAATAATTTT